GTCGCATCACCGGACAACTCAGGTAACGGCAGATCGCCAGAGGTTTCGCTAAACCGAATCGAGCGAGTATTGATAGCGCTCTCGTTCTGTTGAGCCATCATCACTAGCTTATCTAAAGCTTCTTCGTGCGATGAAGCAGGAAATGCGTCATTTTCAACGTAATCGAATCCTTGAGTATAAGGTATTTTCCTTATGATAAATATTTTATCATCCGCGCTTAAGCCGGTTCCAAATGTAACATCACCACCCGAAGAATTTCCGATTCCTGAAATTGTATAATCGACTGTTAAAGTTTTTAATATGTCATTAACATAAACTTGCAAATCAGAACTATCGAATATCTTAAAAGTATACGGAAATACTGTTTGAGAAGCTGTTGCTGTATAAGTTATTTGGTTTACCGTAGTAGATACGGTCATTATTGACTCTCCATATTAAGGTTTTTAAGAATTTCCAATTGAGCTGGATCTAATCCTAATGACTTAGAAAATTTATCTTCAGCCTCTTCTTGGTCCAATTGTTCCATTTTGTTAAGGTGTTTTTTAGCATAGCGTAATTCTTGATTTAATATTCTATTAGCCGCTGTACTTTGAAACTGATTCTTTATTTTCTTAATATATTCAATTCTATGTGTATCAGACAATTTAAGATACATAGGTTTTTGAACTAATTCATTAAGTTTTTGTCTTAAATTTAATCCACTACTATCAAGTTCTTTGTGCATTAATTCAACATATGTATTATATTGCTCAGGGCTCAATTTAATACCTTCAATTTCTCTATTTGGCAAAGTCATTGGATAACCAAGATGAATCAATTCTTTATCAATAGCTTGATGAACTCCTTTTGACACTTTAAAAGGGCTTACCATTTCGTACCATTTCCCTTTTCCATATTTCTTTGGGTTTCCCCAATTATCTAATTGATTTATACCTTCACTAGCCCAACGATCTTTCCATCCTTTTAAAATGGATTCAAAAGCCTTGACACTTTCAGGTTTTTCTAACATAATATCTTGATCTATATACGGATCGACTCTAGTTTCTTTTTTATATGGATCTCTAATCCGTTTCGCCGCTCCAACAGCTGCTGGAACCGTAGAAGCTACAAGTCCTTTTAAGTAATTTGATACAAATTTATCTGGTTCATCAAAAGCTTTCATCATTAACGAAACTCCTTCCATCCAAGCTTTTGATCCAACATTGTGAAGAACTGCTGATGTAGCATGTAAAGCTACATCTTCAGCTGCTTCATCGTTATCTGAATACTTAATAAAATCTGATGCGTCAGCTACTACTCCAAGTAGAGTAGCGAATGGCTCCATTCGTTCATATGATACGTATGTTTTCCCTTCATAAGAACCAATCTCGATTCCTTGAGCTTTTAATTTAAGAACAGATTCTTCTGATAATGTTCCCTCGTCAAAAACAAATGAATGAGCTCTCCATCCTGAAGCTTCCATAGATTTTCTTAGATTAGGGTTTAAAGGGCCAGCTCCAGTTATCTTGTCTTCTACTGACCATTGTAGCGCCTGATATGATACTAAAGATCCTAATCCAATTTTTGCAATTGCTAAATCTCTTCTCGCTCCTCCGGCTGCAAGGTCTCTTTGGACCGATGGCATCAAAATTCCAACACCTGATCTAGCAAAAGCTTCCTTAATTAAATTTGATGGAGCTCTAAGAAATGGCATAAATACCCTTAGAAGAGGAAATTTAAATCTACCTTGGTCCAGCCACTTACCAAATTCGCCAAGATCTTTTGTAAAAGTCATTTCTCTAGCATGTTCAACCGCTTGTGCAGTAGATTCAGGGTCTCCATTTTCTATTATATTACGATACATAGAATTAGCTTCTTCAGGAGCCATTCCATCTTGTATTGAATTAAGTGATTTTCTAGTTGCAAGTCTTTCTATTTCAATTCTATAATTTAATGCTTTAAAGAAATCATCTTCGGCCATTAAAAATCTACCAGGAAGTCTTACAAAATGACCTAAGAAGTCAACTCCTCTAGCTGCAATCGAATTTTCGTCTAAGCCGAAATTCGCCCCGGTAATTTTTTGAGTTTGTAATCCATCTAATTTATTAAATCTAGTGTGAACTTTGTCAGATTTAAAAGCTTCCCAAGCGAAAGCGAATCCTTCTTTGGTTCCTCGATTCATTCCTCTAATGCCAGATAAAACTTCTTGAATTCTTAACCTATCATGACTTCCAGTTATTGAACTTCTGGCTGCTCCAATAGTGGCGGCCAACACATGTTCTGGAATTGACCAAACAGTAAATAATGTGTTTGATAGCACATTAGTGGCATGGGTGGCCGGATTTGATAACAAAGCATTTATCCATATTTCGAAAGCCATATCTGTTGCGTTAGGCTTAGCAATATTTCGAGCCATATTATTTCTAGCTCTGTCAGTCGGTAATTCTAAAAATTTTCGAGCTATAGTAGAAGCATCACCATGTCTATCAATATCTCTAAGCAATTCTTCAATTTCTATAGCTCTATCCATCGCTGAATCTGCTACTATATTAAATTGACCTAATGCTCTCGCAATCTCAGTTTGAGCTCCTTTAACTTGAGCTTGTAATAAAGCATGAAGATTTAATTGTTTAAAGAATGCTAGACGATCTTCATTAGTGCCACCCATAGCTAATGTATTAGCTAAATTAGTCAGTTTATCTAATGATGATATTAGTATCTGTCTAGAAGCCAACATCTGCTCGGCATTAAAAGTACCACCGATTTGACGTTTAATTATATCTTCTTCAGTCCAATCAAGAAGGTCGGCCAGATCTTTTATTGTTTCATGAGTAATATTTCCTCTACTGGCTTCTTTAATTTGTTCCTTATAAAAATTAGAAACTTCATTCATTTGATCATTCATGTCTTTAGTAGTATTCATGTGATCAAAATTAAAGTCTTCTCTTATAGCTCTGGAGCGTGGCAAATCAGCTACAGTTTCAGAAACATTAGTTCCGCTCATAGCTTCTTTAAGTTGTTTAGTCCTTTTTACAATATTACCAAGAAGACTAGCCTGCATAACTTGCGGCTCTGTATTGGCATAGTCAGCAGCGAAAGCTCCTGCGGTTAAAGCGGGTATAATTGATAAAGCGAATTTGTTGTCATCAGACGGGAATCGATTGTAAATACTCTTAAAGGTATTAGAATTTGGAAAAGCTATCGCAGTACTAGTGCGCCCTTCGGCATGCTGATAAGTATGTTTGATACCTTTAACTCCAGCATCGGAGCATAATCTCGCAAAAACTTGGGCATTTAAATCAGCTAATTCATCTCTGGCTTTTGATAACTCAGAAATCGAATACAAATCTTCATCTTGAGGACGAAAATCTAGAGGGTGAAGCCCAATTTTCTTTGAGTACCAAACTTTAAAATCTTGTAATTCCTCTTTTAAAACCTTATAGTCTAAAGCTTTAAGCTCTGAAATTCTTCCATCTTCTTTGAACTTATCGGCCAATTTTGATATATCTAAAAGGTCCCATTCATTATCAGTTTCAAACATTTCAGATTCTTTAATATTTAAAAATCCTAAATGCATTTTACTTCCATATACCTCTTCCATATCTAAAAGGTCAGCACCTTCTACTTGGATTGAATAATTTAATGGGGTATATGCTTTATCGCTACCAGTTAAAAATTTGCGTATATTAGTATCCGAAACTGATTCAGATTTTAACCAATCAGTTGTCTTTTGACTAGCGCTAAATTTAGTGCGATCAAACTCAAGTAGTTTGGTCCCTGAAAAATGGGCGAACATTTTTAAATTTCCATCTTCATGAGTTAAAGATGGGGCAATTCCTGCGTAAAAGTTTTTAAACTCTGGAGTATTTGGTTGTTTATATTTCTTAAGAAGTTCCATTGTTTGAAGTAATGGATCAGTTCTAGATTTTGATAAATCTAAGAAACCTTTATCTTCAATAAGTCCTTGTTCTATAAGACCTCTAAGACGTTCTTTACTTTTCTTAAGTTCTAAATCTTCTGATACTACAGCTTTCGCTAAATCTTCAGGTTTTAAATCTCCACCATCTAACTCAATAACTTTGTTTGGATTTTCTGGAGGGGTTTCTGGAGGAGTTTTAGATATTTTATCTTCGGACTTATACCAATTACGAAAGTGTTTAACAGCTCCTATAATTGGAATAATTGCGGCATCTTCTACAACCCCACCAAGAAGATTTTTCATGGTTTTATCAAAAGTGGAATCATCTGGATCTTTAGCTATCGCCCATATAAGTGCATCTTTTACTGTATGAGCTACTGGTAAAGGCAATCCTTCGTCTTCTAATTGAGAAAGTACATCACCAATATTTTCAGATTCTTCTCCTAGAGCTAATATCCCACCTGAAGTGGCGGTCATTATTTCAGATATATTGTCGGCCGTAGACCTAATGCGTGATTGATAATTTAATGATTTAACTGCGTTAAGAGTTTTTAATGCGACTCCAGAACCAACAGCGAATGTTAATAAATCTTGGGTAAGACCTCCAAGTTCTGTAGTCGGAGTATATAATTTTGGATCTATATTTCCAGACCCTGGAAAATCTCCCCAATCTAATCCCATAAGAGTATTCATAGATTCGGCTGATTTAATAATAGCTCCAGCCGCTGCTTTGCCGATTTCTGGCACGGCTTCTTCAAAAGCTCCAGGAATTTTCTTATACGTTTCGAATATCGAATCGGCAGCATTCAATAAAGATTCTGAAGTCGCTTCTATAACAGGAGGTTTCTTTTTAGGAGGAGTATCAGGTTTTTCTGACACATCAGGTAGATCATCAAAATCTTCTATATAGTCAAAATTTATTGGAGTAGTTAAAGTTTTTGATTCATTAATATTGTAAGTAACTCCACTATCGAGGTGCTTAACTTTTTGTTCAGGCAGATTAGCTAAAGCCCTTTGACCTGATTCTCCTGATTCTTGTAAAGATTTTTTGTGTTGGCTTTCTATAAAAGAATCATCTAACTGACTCATTTTTGTACCCCAAGAAGATTATTTAAATCAGTTTGTTGATAATTTAATTGCCTGCGAAGTTTGTCAATCTTAGTTAAATACTGTTCTTTATCTGAATCTGAGATTCCTTTCATAGCTATTAGCTTAGTATAATTATCAATTGATTCGTTTATAGCCCCAATAGAAAGTTCTATTTGTTTGATATCGGTTTCATGAAATTCATATACAATTTCTTTGGCAAATTTAAATAAATCCGTACCAGGATTGTCATTGTATTCTTTACTGAGCTTTGACAGTGCTTGCAATTTTTTAGTTCTAGATATTGACTCAGGAGCATATGCGTCAGGAGAAAATCCTAATGATGCTTTAATGTGGTCAGCAGCATCAGTATATCTTCTATCCTGTTGTTGACTTATTAAAGTGTTTAACCTGGAAGTTGTTTCAGCGCTAATACCACTTTTAAAGACCTTGTGTAACTGTTCAAGACTTGTAATACCTCCATTTGTAATGGCGATTTCTGCCATTGACACTATGTTAATATCATCATTAGTGCTTTTTCCACTTAAATGGTCCTGCATAGTTCTTGTTTCATCTGCTGTTAATTGGCCAGTCTCCAATAGCGCGTTGTAAATATCAGTTTTATCTTCATAAGAAGATCTAGAATCCCAAAATGCTCCTTTTCTGAGTTTCACTTTTTTAGCTGTAGCAGCTAATTTTGTATTAACTCGCTGATTTTGAGCCGAAACAAGAGTTGTATAATCACTTAATAAATCAGAAGCTATTTGATCTCGCTGAGTTGGATCAAGTCTATGTAACACTTTATTAACTTCGCTATCTGAAATATCTCCATTCCTGATAAATTCAAGTTGATTTAATTTATCATCGTCGCCAAGAGTCATAAACCAACCGGTTGTTGCATTTGTAGCTACCGAATCAGAAAACTCTTCCATTTTAATTTGAGCTTCATATGGGCTTAACAATCCAGAACTTTGAAGATTTTTAATTTGAGTAATACCTTCAGTAGCTAAAGTAGCATAATCAACGAAATTTTCTTGAACCTTTGATGATAATACTGTTAAAGATTCCGTCAAATTATGCATAGTTTCTTCTTGAAAAGCTTGCTCCTGAATTCCTCTATATTTAGCTAATTCCACATCTTTCATTCTTAGCATAGAATTTCTGACCGCGTTAGCCGCTACTCCAGTAGGAGCATTAGCTATTGAACTTGATATAGATTCATCCATTCTAGATTCTAATAAATCTAATGTATTAGAAGCTGATTTTCCGTATTGTTTTTGAACTTGAGTTGCATATGAAGACCAATCTCCACTAACTTTAGTTCCTTGACCAATAGTATATGCAGTAGCTTCTTGATCTATTTTTTGCTGGTATAATTTCATACCTATATTAGCCAAAGAATCAGAAGCCTGCATTAATGTACCACCCAACCCTTGGTCAAACTTAGGAGCTCTTGGAGTAGGGGCTCTATAATTAGTAGTTGTTCTTAATTGTGATTGAGGTATTTTTGGCATTAACTTACCACCGTTCCAACATCACCAGATCCAGGAGTGCTACCAAAAGCTCCAGTTGACATTCCATAAAGTCCGGCTCCTTTAGTTAACAATGAAGTCCCAAACTGAACTCCCGTCGCGGTCATACGTTGATTAGCTTCAAATCTTGCAGATCTTCCAGATATTACAGCAGATTCATAACCCATTTTACCAGCATGTAATATTGTTAAAGAGTCTAATTCTTCGTCTTCAGCAGTTCGGGCTAACATCTCAGCTGGAGTTCCTTGGAATGTAACTCCTCCTTTAGCAAAAGCAGCTCGCTGTTGTCCTTTTATCTTAGCATATTCTTCTCTAGATCTTCGAGCCTGTTCTTCAGCATTATTCATAGCTATTTGAGCTTCACGAGCTGCAAGAGCTTCTTGATAATCTGCTTGATCAGCTGCTTGACTCATTTGCATTCCTGCTGATGCAGCTGATGAGGCAACGACAACAGCTATAATAGCAATTTCACCTCCTGTACACATATAATCCTCTATTTTGTATTTGTCTTTATTCTTGGAATTAATGCCAAGAGAGTTAATGGAAGTGGTTGGTCTTGTTTCATAAACACTCTACTTTCAGTATTGTATCCTGATTTAAACGCAATTTCTTTATCTCCAGTAAATAATCCGACACTTGAACCCATAGCATTAGCTGAGGACCTAAAAGATATTGTATCAAAGTTAGTCTCGGAACTTCCAACTTTAAGACCAAGAGATTTATATAATCGTATAACTAAATTTGATATTCGCTTAGTAGCTCCTTGAGCAGTACTCCCAGTAGGAGCGCCAGCTTCTAATTTCATAGTAGTCATTTTGGAATCATAGGAAAGTCCAACATGAATTTTAGAATATAATCCATTAAGCGAAACTGAGCCAGCTGAAACAATCGCATCAGGGTGCACAGTTCCATCAGCTAGTATTTGAACTGTTTCTCCTTCTAAATGACTTAATCCTGTGACAGTTGAAGTAGGAGTTCCATTATAAGATAATCCACTATCTAAAAAGAATGAATCTTCAATTGATTCAGACTCTCTAAGTCCTGGTCTAATTACTTCAATATATCTATAATTGGTTCCATTCCTAATTCTATTTACTATAAGCCAAATTTCATCGTGGGTATCTCCATCAGGAGCTGGTAATATAGCCATTGATTCAATACTTCCTCCACCTCCACTTATTTGACGAGACCAAGCAATAACTTCTTGGTCTCGTAAATATGTCATAGTTCCTAGTACGCCGTCATTTCTCAGTACCCATATAATTTGAAATGGATTTTGCTGTAAAGCCATTTCTTTAATTCCGCTACTTGATATATGTTCAGATAGCAAAGTTAAATCGGGAGACAAAAAGTTATCTGATTGCCAATCATATACGAATTGACGTAATTTAAGTTTAGCCCTTTGTAAATAAACTACAATATCAGAAATACGAATCGGAGGAACGAATGCACTACCATAAGTAGAGTGTCTCACAATTCGTACATTCGATGGGGTAACTGCTTCATTAGTAGAAGAAGCTGATACTATAAATTCTCCTCCTAAAGTCCCAACGATCAATACTTTTCCTGGTGACATCCATTGAATAGCGTTAACTTGATCGGTGCTAATCGTATATTCAAGAGCATCATCATCAAGAATTCCTTGGGTTAAATCTTCATAATCACTAGATCTAGAGGCCCATAAAGTTTGTGGGTTATTTGGAGTTCCTGCAAACCATAGTCTTTGCTCAAAAAATACTATTGTTCTAGGATAATTATTGGTAGTCCAAGTAAATGGGTATAAAGCTTTACCTTTTTTACCTCCAGTATTTCCATCTTTGTTAGCGGCAGTAGTTACAGTTATTTCATAATTATTAGCATCAATCTTCGATACTGTATGAACAGTATTAACTTCAGTATCTACTAAACCATCGCATACTAAGTCACTTAAAGTTACCGAATCTCCAGTTTCAATTCCATGAGACATATGGGTAACTAATACTGCAGTGCTATTATTAATTGTTTCAATTGGATCTTCTGTAAGAGCCGATCCGTTTCTCGTAAATACAATATCTGTTAAAGTCCAATTCGTATGAGAAGTCCTTGAAAGTTTTGCAGGAGGATGCTTTTCATGAACTATATATAATATATCAGCTGATTGAGTAAATTGTAATTCAAATAATTCAGCTTCAGTATATGTAGTCGTAACTTCAACTGCAGTAGCTGGGCTTCCTGATTGAATTTGACCTAAATCTTTATAAAATCTAATATACTGATGACCAAATTCTAATATATAAGTCTGAGTTACGCTGAATTCAAATGATACTAATCTAGTAGCCTTAGTCGAATCTTTAACAGCTCCCATAAATTGGGAACCGCCTCTTCGAGATACCCCACCTTGTGGAAATACTAAGAAATTTTCTAATTGAGAAACCCCATTTTGATATTTAGCGAAATCAACTCGACCTTCAAGTTTAGGAGTTAGTTCTCCTGCAGTAAAGTTATTATATATTGGAGTTTGAATTGGCATTATAATCTAGAATTAATCCACGAAGTTGCTATAATATTTTCAGGAGTGCACTCTTGAGCATCCATTCCTCTAGCTGAGGAAAGAGCTATCTCGTATTTTTGGTTTAAGAAATCAGCTAGGTTAATACTCTCAGTTAAAGTAACCGCTAATTCAGAAGCTAATTTAGCAGAAAGTACTTCTATAAATAACGAGTCGAATTGACTTGGATCTACAATTCGGGCTATATACAATATATTAACTGGCTTTTCATCAGTTAATAGTTTTCTTCCTTCAACTTTAAAAGTAATATCATTACCTTCAGGATCCATTTTAAGGACCTTTAAACAATTAACTGGGAGTTGATATTCGTAATTAAACTCATAAGCTGGAGTTGTAGTTAATAATGCTAACGATTGTCTAACTGTGGCGAAATTCCACGGATGAGATCTTAACAAATTATCTCGAGTATCTGCATATATTAGATTACAAGCCCTTCCAGATTTAGAATCTTCTGTCAAAGATATTATAGGCTCTTCTCCTAATTTAGAAAGAGCTAAATTACAAATTTGAACTTCACTAGCCATATTATTCCTTTATAAGGTTGGTGGCTACTAAAGTAGCCACCTTCCAATTTCTATTAATCAATAGTATATAAAACACTACATTTAATAGTACCAGAGGCTGTTCCGCCACCTGTCGTAATTAATACATCGGACTCAGATGTATTTTGATAGCCAAAACCATCAATTGCACCATCTTCAGATAATACTACTTTGCCAGCTGTTGCTGAGGCTGTAGCTCCAATATATCGAGTTGCGCTACCAGAATCACCAACTGATAAAGTCACTCCAGAACCTAAAGCGTCGTGATGAATAATTACTTCATACACAGTTGCTCCAGCTGGAAGACGCGCTATAGTAATATCACTACCACTTGCTAAAGAAGAAGCTTCATATGAATCAAACCAAACTCTTAGTCGGCCATGAACTTGTGAAGCGCTCGCATTAACTTGAGGAGTAGCAGTAATATTGGATAGATTTACACCTTTTACACTAGCCATTATTTATCTCCTTATTCAGAACAAGCGATTTCAACTACTTTCTCTTCTTCCATTCGAGTAGCCCCGATAGTCATAGAGTAAAATACTTGAGTCGAATAGTTTTTATCGGCGCGTTCAGAAATTTTAGCTGAGGCATCTTTACCCGTAGCTAATAATATGCCATCTTGGCACCAACAAATTACTTGACGATCGCCATTAGAATCAACCCCTAATCGCTGAGTGCGAATAAAATCGAATCCCATAAACGTATTAATTTGACCTTGAGCCAAAGCTTTAACAGAATTATAATCTGCATTCTTAATTTCTGTAGTATTAAGAAGATCAGTGACTTGTGCAGCGGTTACTGCAATAATGCGTCTCTGATCAGGATCAGCTTCATTTGAATCAAGAATCTCTTTAGCATTAAGTAACTTAGCTAAAGTAAGACCCGTTGCGGCAACTGCAATCTTTTGCCCTGATGGAAGAGCTGTAGCAGTTCCACCTGAAACTCCAGTTTGTGCAGTTCCAGTAGCTGCTGCGATGATAGCATCATCTTTAGCTCTACCCATTGCAAAAGCTGCCGATTGAGAATATGAAGATGTTGGATCAATCAACATTCTTACTTTATCTTCATTATCAATTAAATCAGCCCAATCGTAATCCACTAACGATACACGTCTCCGTGCATGTGGAGTATCCATTCTTGGAGTATCAGAATGACGCGAAGTTCTAACTTGCGCTGATACTGTTCCAATCTGTTCAAAAAATGCATTCTTACCTACGACCGTTTCGTTACGCACAGCGGAACTCAAGCGGGAACCCTTTTGCTGCGATAGCAATTGGATATTGGCAGAATACTGTTCGACAAACGCCGTAGTAATCTCAACACTCATATAATTTCTCCATTTAAAGTGTCATTAAAAAATATAGCATAAGAGTTACCCGCTGAACGGACTCTTGTAAATTTCTGAGGCCATATGGTTATCCCATTCCTTTACGCTACATGCATCCGCTCAAAGAGCTTTTGCACCTTAGAAACAAGAATCCCATGATTAGGATCTTGATTATTCATATATGCAGGTTGCTGCATAATTCCATTTATTTCTTCTCTAATAGCTGCTGGGTCCATTTGACGAGCAGCTTCATTTCCCATACTATTTATGTCCCCTTCGTCTAAAGAAGATTGAGCCACTTCGTACATAAATTTAATTAATGATGGATTGTTTCCTAACCCAGAATCATCTAAATATTGGGCAAAATTTTCATCACCGAATTTATCTAGAGCTCTTTGAGCCATAGTAAGATTAACATCATATCTTTCTCCCCAAGATTTTTTAAGCTCTTCAGAGGCTTTTTCCTCTGCTTTAGTAGCTCCATCAGTTAAATCTTGATACATTTTTCCTGAAGTTTCCCAATACCATGAATTTAATGATTCAATTTGTTTTTGATTGAGGCCAGCTTCAAAAGCTTTAGCTTTAAAAGCATCTTGCATTTCAGGATCTATACTAAAATCTTTCGGCATATTTTCTGGAGTTTGCAGCTCATATTTAGAAGCTTCTTCAGGTCTACCTAACTGAGAATATACCTTTTCCCATTCATCATCTGTAGTTGGAATAGTAAGTGTATCTTTTCCAATCATTTTCTCGGCATTAATATAAGAACCAGCTAATGCTTCAACATTAGAAAATTTAGATAATGATTCGTTATTTTGCATATCTTCTGGTAATGCTGATCTCCAATCAGATATTTCTTCTTTTGGTGCTTCTACTTCTTCCGCCATATTCTACTCCTAATGTGCTTTGTTCTCGTCGATGAGCGATTGTGAAATTATATTTGGAAATTCTTCTGGAGTGACATCCATATGATATAATATAAACATAAGAATATCTCTTCTTCCAGATTTAAACATTATCTCCATTGGATCAGTGCTTAAAGCTGGAGGTTCTAATACATGACCAAATTCCATAAGAGCATTTAAAACTCTACGACCATGATCAGAATTAAATGTTAAATTTAAGTCCATTTTTAGCTGATTTGCTTCTGGGTTAGCCACCTCCACCTCCTCTAACTTCTTGCATTTTAGCTAAATTAAGTCCAGCTTCAGACCCAGTTCTAAGTGTTTCAACATTATTTGCCATTGATTGCTGTTCTCTCATAGCGGCGGCTGCAGCTTCAACTTCTTGATCTGATTTAAGAAATGATGGCCGTAATCCAAACATTTCTGAAACTCCTTTAAGTATCTCATCAGCATCAAATCTATGAATTATTTCAGGAGTCATACTAACAAATGGAGTCATTATTTCCATGACTCTTTGAAGCGAATTAGCCTCTAATTGTTTTTGAGCTCTGGCTATTGGAGACACATATTCAATTTCATATTCGCTATCTTCTATTTGAAATGGAATTGGAGGAAATTTTCCTTGGGTTTGAAGCACATCAAAAGCTCTAATAATTACAATATCAAGGGCTTCTTCCTGCATCCGGCCTAGAACAGGACCCATAAGTCTCATTCTTTCTTCTGTTCTTTGCATGACTTCAGTGGCTGTCATTTCAGGCCCGCGCATTAATTGTAATTGATCGATAAAGAATACCGCTCTAATTCTATTGCGCAATTCTTCCATCATTTCTAATGAAATTGGAATATTACCATTAGTCATTAATGGTTCAATTCTATCAGATCCTCCTCTGCGAAAATAATTTATTCCGCCTGGGATAGTTCTAATTGGACCTAAAAATCCATCATCAGGAGCTTGTAATGGAGGGTCTACTATTTTTTGAGCCGCTTTAATAGTAGTCTTCATCATTTCGTTTAACATTTTAATATCAGACAATGCAGTGATTGCAGGTCCTCTACCATATGTTTCACCTGATGCTTTATAAAATCTAGGTACTGAATATGGAAATTTATCAAATCCACCTTCTTGAAGTACTACTTTAGTAGGTTTTTCTACATAAACAGAAACAAAATCTAATTTGTCATTCTTTGCAAAGAATTTTGTTCTAGGTTCTACTGAATGTATTACTTCAATTAATTGATCGACCTTTCCTTCTTTGTATAATTTCTTAGTTTTGTCTGATGCATTATCACCAAATTTTTGAATTATTTGACGCACAGACATTTTTAACAATCGATAAAGAGTATCAATTTTTCCATCTTTATTCTCAGCTATATAAGCTTCAGATAAAGGAATTGACTTAAATAATATTCCATCTTTATCGCTTTGCTCTCCAGTGAATAATATACCAGTACCAAAAGAAGCAAATTCAAGATACATTTCATGTATGTGTGTAGAAAAAGCAGATTTAGAGTTTTGAATTTCAGATCTCATAATCTTTTCAACACTGGCCAACCACATCGAAGCTTCACGTGAATCATTTAAAGATTTATTTGAAAACTTTAAAGTGAACCATTCTGAAGCTGGATTGGTGAGCGTTCCATGTAAGCCAGCAGCCAAAATCTCGGCAGCATGAATAGCTGTTGAATCATATACCTTTAACCCTTTTTTAAGTCCGGGGCTCTCTGACCCGACAAAGGTAGGATGATTAGGAAATGTTAAATCAGCCGCTTCTTGCCAATGACTTTCCCAGGTTCCACGACTTGTTTGAAGGTCCCCAAACCGCTGACATATATACTTGGAAACGCTCTTATCAGTATACATTTATTGGCCTAATAATTTTTTCTTTTTAGATTGAACTTCCTCAGATGCTCCTGATCCTGAAGTTAAAATAGTAGATTGTCTACCTTTTCTAGCCTTTAATCTCGCTTGTTCTTTAGCTGCAGATTCCGCTACTTTTGGATCTTCTCTAGCTGGAGGTTTTGTTACTGGTGGTACACTTGGAGTACTTCCACACATACTATAAATCCTTCGTTAAAATATAATTAGAATAATCATAACCGAGTCGGTTATAGAATTTTGAGGTTCTTTCGGACTTAATACCAGTAGTTGTCCCTAACTGAATGCCAGATAATTTATGGTATCTAGCCCATTTTTCAAATGTCCGTATTAATTTTAGAGCTAAAGTACCATTACGTTTTTCTGGTATAACATAAAGCATAATGTCTGCAGCTACTTTAGCTTTAACAAATGCAGGAGAAAACTGAAGCCCAAAGAGCATACCAATAATCTTGCCATCTTCTTTTGCTAAATCAGAATGAAAAGTTTTGTGTTCCGCATCTAATAAAACTTTTCCTACCAAGTCCATTGTGAATGCTTCGTCATATTCCCATTTTGAATGCACAGATTCTTTATGCAACTGAAGCCCTAAATTTATAACTTCAGGAATATCTGTATACGTCATGGGGCCAAATTCTATCAATTTAATCTCCTTAATGGATCATAAACTTCTGGTTCGGTATTAGAAATTCGAGGAACTTCGTCAGAAGCTCTTTTCAATATTTCGTAACCATGACCTAATCCAGTACACAAGTATTGTAAAGCTTCTGCTACGTGAGAATACATATTTTTGTCAGGCTTTTCTGCATATCTATCAGATCCTGAAACATTAATTCTACGATATTTATACCCACCAGCTAATGCTTTCCTAAGCATTCTACATTTAGGAGATATTACTAATTGGGGGCGGCCCAGCAAGGTTAAGGTAGTTAATAACTTTGCAACTGATTCCCTTCTAATTGTAAAATCATTAGTAGGCCCAGGGCGGAGGAAGACTCCTTGAGCCTCCAAAACAAAGAATGGAGTCCGCTCATCGACTTGACTTCTTTGCTCACCTGCTGGGTCGCCGTATCCTTCCATAGGAAGATTATCATAATTCGAAATAATCAATTCCTTAATGCGTTTACCAAAACGAATAGCTCCCATATCTTCGGTGACAATTTCGTCTATTATCTGAATTTGTCCATCAGAAGCTATTTGAGCTATGACCGCCGCAGGCGTGAGTCCAAAATCAACTCCAATAATTAATTTGTTAGTTCGTTCATGTAACCCCAAATCATGAACGCAATGTAGATTATCGTTATATTCTGGGACTATAATTTTTCCATCTTGTACAAATCCATATTTTCCATGGACATATACATTAATCCATTCTTGGTCTTTGCCAGACGAAAGTCTTTTATAGTAATGTTCTGGAAGATTCTGAACATTTTCAGCTTCTGGACTAACTCCAGAAGGTTGGTGAAATCCAGCCCATCCTTCTGGCTGGTCTTCTTCAAACATTCTATACCACCAATGATCAGTATCAGGAGGGTTAGTATCATTAATAACTCCATACCAAGAAGCACCACCATACCGTTTTGAAGGATATCTTCCGACACGACCAATTAACATATCAAGAATTGGTTTTGGAATTTCTCTGGCTTCATTGATCCACCCACCAGTTAATTCCAAAGAAAGAAGTTTCTTAATATCATCGGGCCGATCTAAAGCCCGGAATAGTATTTCTAAATGGACCATAGTTTCATCTGGCAATTGGAACTGAATGGTTTGTTTCATATCAGCTGCGCGCCAAACTCCGAGAGCTTTTGGAAACCAGTCAAACCACGTTTGCATTGTGGTATCGACGAGCTCCCTATAAGTATTTCTTACAATAACCCATCTTGAATATCTTACTTTATCAGTGTGAGCTCTTTGTTCACAAGCTCTCTTAAATATTTCTATACAGCATGATACCGATTTACCAGATCCAATAGGTCCTATCAATCCCCGAACAAAATTATCATCATTATGAAATTCTGCAGCTGTCGGAGAAGCAATGTAATTTATGGATTCCATGGGTCTATTATATAATATAAGCGCCCGTGTGTACATATTTATTTTAAAATAAAAGAAAAATTGTTTAATTCGTTTTAACCCCCTAGAAATATTTTACATGAAACTGTTTATCCCCCTGGAAATTGCGAGCAGTACATATATCAACCCAGTGTGGGCCAAAAAAGACCACATGCAGTCCTATATACGGAAACGCGCCGGCTGGTACGCACGCGCACCCACACATCACACGCCCGCCCGTAACGACGCGCGCTTGGGCGATTAAATTAAAGAAAGAAAAAATAAATGAAAAAAAATTGTTTACAAATTAAAAAGGATGAAGTATAATAGCCTCAACAGTTAAACAAATTAACTGTTTTTATTAACTTAATTGAATAGGTGATGTTATGGAATTATTAATTAATGATGTGAAAGTTGATGCTGCTACTGAAATTGAATATAGAGCTAATCCTAAAGTTCCAAATAAGAAAGCTTGGTCTAGATATGAGATGTATCAGACAGCCAAAACGATTGGAGAGTATTTAGAAATGACTGAAAGAAAGTATGCCAAAGCAGATCTCAAATACGATCATGCAAAAGGATTCTTAACAA